TGGTATGCGTAAAGCAGGTCGCCTTGTTCCTGGTAACCCAGGCCATCCGCGTGATGTTAACGGCTTTTCTTTTATTTGTGGTCTTGATCCCGCTATGGTTGGTGATACAGCCGTCGTTTGTTACGCTATTGATCGGGTTAGTCATAAACGCTATATCGTTGATGCTATTAAGATTACTCGTCCTACGCCTGCTGCAATCCGTCAGATAATCTTTGACTGGACTGCGCTATACCAACCTACCGAGTGGATTGTAGAAAAGAATGCTTTCCAATCATTCCTTACGCAAGATGAGGGAATCCGTCAGAACCTGGCCTCCAGAGGAGTGCTACTGCGGGAACACCATACTGGATCCAACAAGTGGGACTCAGGCTTCGGTGTTGCATCAATGTCAACTTTGTTTGGGACCAAGCAGTTCGACGGTAAACACCACAGAGACAACCTTATTCATTTACCTAGTGACCAAACTGAAAACGTCAAAGCTCTTATCGAGCAATTGATTACGTGGTCACCTACAACTAAAGGCAAAACCGATATGGTGATGGCCTTGTGGTTCTGTGAGATCCGAGCACGCGAGATGCTCAACCACGGACTCCACCAAAAGCACCATATGAAAAACCCATTCCTATCTCGTTACGAGGTAGGCAAGCGAACGGTTATCAACATAGATGAACTGCTCGCCGAAAAAGATCGCACGTTCATCTAATAAGGAGATAATACAAAATGGCAGCAAAAAAGACAACAGCACGCGAAGCAGCAAGAATTCGCAAAGGCGGAATGACACCAGCAGAAAAAACAAAACTTAAGAAAGAATTAAAGCCTCTTAACGAAGGTTCACGAAGCAAGTCTGGCGGATCTGCACTTTCAGCAGTTGCTAAACGCTTTGGAGTTACAGCACGCGAAGCACGCGACATCGCAACAGCAGTCGGATCAGCAGCAACTGCAATTCGTAAGTCACCACAAGAAGGTATGCCTGTAAAGAAGATTGTTAAGAATGTTGCAAAGCAGGTTAAGGAAGTTGGAACTGCTGCAAAGACTGGCAAGAAAGGCACAACAGCTACAGTATTGAGTCCTAACAAGGCATCTCAAAATGCACGCAAGGCTGCTGGAGATAAAGGATTTGTCACATACAAGGTCAAGGGTTCAAAGAACCGCTAATGCCAAATATGAAGAAGCCTGTGGCTAAGGGATCAGTTGCAAAGACTTTCGATCCTAAGAAGTTAAAGCCAAAAATGACTGCACAGGATGCAGCAATGCTTAAGATTCTAAAGAAAAAATACGGCGCAGACGTATACAAAGGATAGGAATTCAATTGTTATCAGTCAAAGAAGTTGACGCTAAGCTAGCACGCTTACGTACTCGCTCATCAGCGCGAGATCAACGTATGCGTGATGTGCTCTCGGTGCGTCAAGGAGATATCTCTAAGGTATATCCTGCAATGTTTTCAGAGGAATATCCAAAGCCTCTGGTTGCAAACTTCATTGACGTAGCAGCACGAGATCTAGCAGAAGCAATGGCACCACTGCCATCCTTCAACTGCTCAGCAACCAATATGGTTTCAGATGCAGCACGCAAGGCCGCAGATACTAGAACTCGTATTGCAAACTTTTATGTAACAAACTCTGACCTACAACTGCAGATGTACACAGCGGCAGACTGGTATAACACCTATGGTCTTGGTATTGGTATGGTTGAGATGGACTTTGAGGACAACAACCCTCGTATCCGTATGCTCAACCCATTCGGTACCTACCCAGAGTTAGATCGTTATGGTCGCGTTATGTCTGTAACTCAGGTAATCGTGACAGATGCAGAGACATTAGCTGCACAATACCCAGAGTATTACGATTTAATTCTAGGTAAAAACCAGTACGCTCTTTCTTCTCCTTATATCTCAATGGTCAAGTACCACGACAAGGACCAGGATCTGCTCTATTTACCAGAGCGTAAGAACTTGGTACTAGCACGTACACCTAACATATTAGGTAAAGCAATGGCATCTGTCGTAATGCGTTCTTCTCTTGACGGTGAAGCACGTGGACAGTTTGATGATGTTCTATCTGTACAGTTAGCTCGTGCTCGCTTTGCAGTATTGCAGATCCAAGCAGCAGAAAAATCTATCCAAGCACCTATTGCTATCCCACAGGATGTGCAAGAACTTGCTCTTGGTCCAGATTCAATTATGCGTTCTGCTAACCCACAAGGTATTCGTCGTGTTCCTTTGGAACTACCACCTGGAGTCTTTACAGAGTCTGGCGTACTAGAGCGTGAACTACGCCTTGGTGCTCGTTACCCTGAATCTCGTTCAGGTAACATTGACGCATCAGTTGTAACAGGCCGTGGTGTACAAGCACTACAGGCTGGTTTTGATACACAGATCAAGGCAGCACAAGCACAGTTTGCTCGTATGTTCCAAGAACTTATTTCAGTTTGCTTTGAAGCAGATGAGAAAGTATTTGGTGGTATTCCAAAGACCATCAAGGGTTCAGATGATGGAACACCTTACGTTCTAAAGTACACACCATCTCGTGACATCAAGGGTGAGTACGGCGTAGATGTACGCTACGGAATTATGTCTGGTATGGATCCAAACCGTGCCATCATTGCTTTACTACAAATGCGTTCAGACAAGCTCGTATCTCGTGACTATGTACGTCGTGAGATTCCAATGGACTTGAATGTTACGCAGGAGGAACAACGTGTTGATATCGAAGAAATGCGCGATTCTTTGCGCGTGGCTGTTGCTCAGTATGCTCAAGCCATTCCGGCCCTTGCAGCGCAAGGCCAAGACCCTAGTGAGATTATCACCCGCATTGCGTCTGTTATCCAAGGTCGGCAAAAGGGCCAATCGCTAGAGAGCACAATCGAAAAAGCATTTACACCAGAACCACCACCTCCAGCCCCAGAGATGCCACCAATGGCACCAGGTATGGAACAACAACTTCCAGCAGCAGGAGCGGCCCCCGCCCCAGCCTCAGCGCAACCTCCACAAGAACAAGGTGGTATGGCCCCTGCTGCTGGTCAAAGACCCGATATAGCCCAATTACTCGCTGGTATCACCGGCGCAGCTTAAGCAGAGGAGGTGTAAATATGAACAAGGGATCTCGCGCAGCAGCGCCAATGTCAAAGCCAACTGAAGGCAAGAAGGACACATCTAAGCCAAAAGGTGGCAAGGTAGTTCCATCAATGATGCCAGCAGGCCGTCGTGGCAACGCAGTAAAAAAGGGATAGTAACTTTTTAATGAGAGGTGTACTGGGCGATGAAAGATGATAATTACATTCCTCGTCCAGTACGCTTACTCGATCTTGTTGTTGTAGGCGTAGGCTTTATACACAACATAGCTTCATCTATTGAAACCTTAACAGGTGAACTAATGGAGTTAGCAATTTATCAATCAAATCATCTTACTCAAACCAATAGGGCTTGGGAAGATATGACAGCAGATTTAGAAAAATTACAGGAGGACAAATGACAACTGCACCAATGAATCCAAGAGCAGGCGTATCAGGTCCAGGCAAGTTTGCAGTACGCACAGATAAGTTAGAGTTGGGTTCCACAGCATACGGCGAAGGCGTTGAGACACAGGCTATTAAGTCTGGCGCTCCGCTAGCCAAAACTGGTGATGTACGCCCAGCACGTGCAGGAGATGTACGTGAAGCAGCAACACAAACACCAGTAACAGAATTATTTGCAGAGACTACTCGCCCAGGCGAACCAATTACAACAGGTATTGATATTGGCTCAGGTGCTACATCAAAATCATTGATGATGCAAAAGGCAGTAGCAAAGACTTCAGACACATTAGCAAAGATGTTGCCATTTGATACAGACGGTTCTATTGCAATCTTGTATCAGCAGGCCGTTGCGCGAGGTGACTAATTGGCTGACAATCTAAAAGCAGCCGCTGCAGCTGCAGGCTTAACACCTGCAGAACGAAAAGAGATAGAAGCCTTTAGTAAGACTCTATCTGTTCACCGTGAACTTTCTAATCTTCCGCAAAGAACTGCACAGCAGGCTTATGCACAAAAGACTCCTGAACAGCAGGCAGCACTTAAGCGTGTAGCAGGCGAAGAAGATCCTGTTACTAAGCCACAGCGTGGCTGGCTAGGTACCGCTTTTCATTATGCAACTGCTCCTATTGTAGAGCCAATTAAATTAGGTCTTAAAGGTTTAACAGAAGTATCTGATTTTATGACTCGTGCTTATCGCACAGGTGCCATTGCTGTTATGGAAGGCAAGAACATTGGCGATGCTTGGACTACTGCCAATGATAAAGGCGATAAGGTATTTAACCCAGGTCGTATTCAAAACGCTAGCGCTAAGTTTGGCAATGACCGTATGCAGGTTGCAATGCGAGTTGCAGCAGGTGAGAAGTTAAGTGATATTGCTTCATCTGGTACAGATGTACAAAAGCAGATTGCAGCAATGGCTGCACAGAACAAAGATGATTTATTTCAGGATGCACTAGATGCAGCACAAGCTGCTAAGTATTCTCCAGGTCGTCAGATTGCTAACTTAGTCACACCTGAACAAATTGAAGGTTCAGGATTTTTCTATCGAGCAGTATCAGGTACATTTGATGCAGCATACCGTATCTTTGCAGATCCACTAATTATTGCTGGCAAAGCAAAGCGTCTTGTAGACATATCTCGTTACTCATTAGATGTTGTTGTCGGTGGCGGTAAAGTTGCAGAAGTGTTTGCACGTCCACAAGTTGCAAACTTTTGGAACCAATATGGCGCAGAACTTGCAGCCTATAAAAAGGCTGTTGACGAAGGTGCAACACAGACAGCAGTTGAAATTAAAAAACGTCTTACAACTCTTGCTCCTGAGTTTGGTGATCCAGTAATTAGATCATTTATTAACTCAGCCGATGATGCTGTTCCTATTACAGATGCACTAAGCGCTAAAGGTTTCTTTGAAAACGCTAAGCAATTAGAAGAGATGTTGAAGGGCCAGATTGGTCGCAAGCGTGTGATGATTCCACGTTTAGATGCAGCACGTAAGGCTCGTATAACTACTGTTACTACAGCTAATAGAGTTTTTAACCTAGATAGAATTGGTTCTAGATTTGTAGATGACCTTTACTTCGGTGGAGCAACAACTGATGATGGCATTGCTAAGGCAATCATTGATGGTCGAGAAACTATCGTCAACACAGTTAAGGCTAACCGTAACGCTAAGGGAACAGC